CTAATTTTAAAGCTGGTGAATATGTGCCAGTACAAAATAAATTTATCACTGAATATACACCAGAAGGATATTTCTTTTTGACTTTTGGTTCTGGTAATGTAGACCCATTAGATAATTTGGACAATTACATTACAGATAAGTTAAAAGTAAATTTATCTTCATATTTGAACAATCTATCATTAGGTTCAATACCAAAACAAGATAGTACGTTGTTTATAAAATATAGAATTGGCGGCGGTAAAGAAAGTAATGTAGGGGTTGGTGTTATTAGTAACGTAGAAAACTCTGATTTTATTATAACAGGCCCAAATTCAAATACAAATAGTCAAGTTTCACAATCTTTAAATGTGACAAACATTACACCTGCAGTTGGTGGTTCAGATCAACCAACAGTAGAAGAACTTAGAGCGATGGTATCGTACAATTTTGCTGCACAAAACAGAGCTGTAACATTAAATGATTACAAATCGATGATTGAAACAATGCCAGCTACATATGGTGCGCCGGCTAAAGTAAACGTAATGGAGGAAGACAATAAAGTAAGAGTTAAATTACTTTCATATGACCAAAGCGGTAATTTAACAAGTGTAGTATCTAACACATTAAAACAAAACATTTTGAATTATCTTTCACAATATAGAATGATTAACGACTATATTGATATTGTTAGTGGTGAGGTTATCGATTTAGGATTGGAGATTGACTTGCTTTTAGATAAAAATCAAAATCAAGGAGAAGTTATTAGAGATGTAATTACAGCAACAACAGAGTATTTTTCAATTGATAAAAGAAAAATGGGTGATCCATTATTTGTTGGTGAGTTAATGAAAGATGTAAATAACGTTCCTGGTGTTGTTAACGTGATAGAAGTTAGAGCTTATAACAAGATCGGTGGTGAATATTCATCTTCACAAGTGTCACAATCATATAAAGATACAGCCACAAAAGAGATTCTACAAAGCGATATGACAGTGTTTATGAAGGCTAACCAAATATTTCAAATCAGGTTCCCTCAGAAAGATATAAAAATAAGGGTAAAAACATTAGGCACGACTACATATTAACGTCTTTTTTACTTATCTTTTTTCTATAGGAAAATTGATGAGTTTCTATTTATAGTTAATATGATACAAAAACACAGGATCAATACCAGTTTAAATGGGGATAAGAAGGTAACTGTAGAGTTAAAACAAGATTATGATCTTTTAGAGATCCTATCTTTAAAATTTACTCAACAGGATGTATATACTTCTTTATGTGCTGACTATGGTGTTGTTTGTGGTAGAATTAGTGTTAATAATGGATTAGGGGTCCCGAATGCTAGAGTTTCTATATTCATCCCGTTACAAGAAAGTGATGAAAATGATCCAGTTATATCATCATTATATCCATATAAAGTAGCACAAGACAAAAACGAAGATGGTTATAGATATAACTTATTACCATCTAGAAAACAACACGGTGGTCATGAACCAACCGGAACATTCCCAGATCAGACAGACATTCTTTCTAGAGAAGAATATCTTGAGGTTTTTGAAAAATATTACAAATATACAGTAAAAACTAACAGTTCTGGGGATTTCATGATTTGGGGGGTCCCATTAGGTGAACAAACCATACATGTTGATGTTGATTTGTCTGATATAGGGTGTTTTTCGTTAAGACCTTACGATTTTATTAGACAAGGTATGGGTGTAGATTCATTTAAAAACACCTATTCATATAAAGCTTCAAAAGATTTAGATTCCTTACCACAAATTGTTTCTTTTGATAGAACAATAGATGTTTATCCTTTTTGGGGTAACCTAGATTTGTGTCAAATTGGTATAACTAGAACTGATTTTGATTTATCTGATCAGGGGGTTAACATAGAGCCTAAAGCATTTTTAATTGGAGGAACGTATACCGATAAAGGAAGTAACTCACTTAATAAAAATTGCCAACCCAGACGAAAAATGGGTAGAAAGTGTGATTTAACAACAAAGAGTGGTAAGATTGAAGCAATTAGATTCAGGGCTGAAAAAGATTCACAAAATAGACCAATATTAGAAACATACGAAATCGATGAGGATATTCCAGAGGACGGTGGATTTGTTTTACCACTTCCAATGAATTCCGAATTTATATACACAAATGAATTTGGTGAAAATGAAATAACCAATGATCCAAATAAAGGTGTAGCAACAGCGGCGTGTTATAGATTTCGTTTTAGTTTAGATGATAGTGGAAATGAAAGAGTAAGAAAAACTGCTAACTTTTTAGTTCCAAACATTAGAGAACATTCTGGAGAAAAAGATAAATCATATGCCTTCTCAACTAGTTGGAGTGATTATCCTACAAGCGCTGTTTCAACTGACGAAAACAAAGGTATATTGTATAATGACTTTGGTCAATTTTACCCAAGAGATTATTTTTATAGGGTAACATACAATAAAGTATATACAGTCTCTTCTTTTCAAAATATTCATTACAATAGCACATTTTTTACAAATGACAGATATGTTGGTATTAAAGAAATTGTACCACCAGAAGAAGAAGATTGTTCTAGTGAGATAGTTACACCGCCAGTAAATTTTGGGAAAAGAAATAGAACATTTTCTTTGTTGATTTCTTCGGTATTATTATTTATTGAACATTTAATAAATCTATTAACATTAACATTTACAAACTCTTTAGTACGTTTATTGTTCACAATTGGTGATGCTGCAGATTTTAGACCTATTAGACAATTAGCGAGAAGTATAAAAAAAGCGGCATTCAGGGCTCAAGAAAACGGACAAAGGAGGTTATACTTGATAAACTATCCAGAATGTGAAGAATGTAATGGAGAAAATACTTTGGGTAGTGAACTTCAAAATAGTGGAAGTTCTAGTGCCTATTGCTCTGTTGGTAGTGTAACAATTACCGGTGATTACCTTGAAAATAGTAGAACATTATCTGTAACCTCATTAACATTTGCACCAGACACAACTGGTGATTGTCCTGGTGAAGATTTAGAAGCATTAGGTGCTGCTTTAATATCTGGTGGAGATGGTATACTTTATTTTATTAATAATCAATCCGATTATCAACTTAGTAGTGTAACATATGGTAATACTTCTTTAAGTAATCAATTTTCTGGAACTGCAGTAGTGGATAGTAGTGGAAATACAATAAGTTACACATCCATAAAATTTCAAGATGATGGTGTACTTTTTAGTGAACCTGGTTCATATACATTAACAATAAGAAGTATAACAGATAAGGAATCAATTGATCAACCAATAACAGATTCGGTGGAAGAAGGTTGTGATATATACGACACCCCATATGATGAAGGTTTAGTTAGTTGGTATTACCCTAATACTGGATATACTAGTTATGGTTGGGCGGGCACAATTTCTCCTTCTAGTTATGTGGCTGGAACAACAAGTGTTGTTGCAACAAATATTAGTGGAACTGCATACGGCGAGGGGCTTAGTACATATGGATCAACATTGTCTGATGATATAAAATATTATAATAGTAGTGGTGTACCATTAATTCCATTTTGGGAGGGTGAACAATATGACAAATTCACCAGAAGTGGTATGTCCGAGTTTCAAAATGGCGTATTCACAATAGTTCCGGGAGCACAAAGAACCACAAGAGTGTGGGAAATATTAAGAGAATATTATAGAAGAAAAAGAGTAGGTAAATTATTTTGTGGTGGTATTGTAAATTATTCTTTTGTTGACAACTGGTTATCTGGATCATTATATTTCTTTTTATTTAAAGGTAAAAAAGGAAAATATTGTGGTGATGTTATTAGATATGTTCCAGGACAAGAAAAATTTTATTATAGATCTGCACCATATGTTTCTGAAAGTAGTTGGGGTGAAACTAAAGGTTTATTTAAAAGACTTGGTAGGCCAACAACTATTGTTGATTTAGGCCCTAGAGATGAATTCATAAAAGAAATATGTACGGACCCATCTTTAGATCCAAACTGTTCAGTTACTAGATCAATAGGGTCATCATCTTTTCAAAGCTTTGGCGAGCTTCTAGGGTTGGCTATTAACTATAGAATGGATGTTAGTAATAACGACTTTCAATTAGAACAATTCTTTGACAATACTGGATTTACATATACAAATGAAATTTTAGATGGTGATATTCTACAACTTATTTCTATTAATAACGAAGCTGGTATTGAAGAATTCGATTTACAAAATCCTAGATATCTTGGGTATTCATACCAAGTATTAGATCCGGATGTTTATCCAAATGTTTTCAAAAACGGAAATGCAAATTATGGTCCGTTACCTGTTACATTGTACCTTGATGATGATGGTGAAAGAGTTAGAGCTTGTTTAAATGAACCTGGCAGATTAACAGAATCATCACAAAAAGTACCATTTTATTTATGGGATAAAAAAGGTACCGGATTTGGTTCATATGAAACCAACAAAGTAGATAAACAATCTTGGGATTATAGTAATGTTCAGGTTCAACCATTACAGGGGATGACATATGCGTATAATTTAACTGGTTCAACTAGCGACCCATCGGACAAATATCTTTTATTACCGATTACATATACATTTAGTGGTTTAACAGTTAGTACAGGAAATGCAACAAATGATATTGAATTTGATCAAATTTCAACAGTAGACGCGCATACTAACTTTGATTCAGAATATCCAGGATTTACTTATTTATATGTAACCAGTGGAACTGTGACTGAACCTTTAACAGGTACTATGTATACTAGATATGGTAATGGTGGTACGTGGCATTCACAGGCTTGGGACTTTACTGATGATTTTATAATCAGAAAAACACAAGACTATTATACGGGAAATAAACAAATATTATCAACACCGTTTATGTTTTATTTTGGTTTGAGAGTTGGAAAAACTGGTGTAGATAAATTTATAGAATATTTTGGCGATAAGGGCGCCTTTACAAGTGCTGAATAATGGAAAAGAAAACAATCATATTACCAGAACTAAGGTACCATAAATCGCCATCTGCTGATTTAACAACTAGAATTGGGTTAGAAAGTAGTGAGGAATTATTAAGAGAGGGTGATCGTTCAATTGTATTAGATCTTGAAGAACATTTTAGTTACGAAAGAGCTCAAAGCAAGAAGTACAAAATTTATGGTAAAATGAAAATGATTTTCAGAAACATGTATAGTGGTACAACACCATACGGTAATCTAGCTGAATATCTTTATTTATTTGGTGACGGTGCTAGTGGTGACAATACAGGTTATTTACCATATGATGAGTTTGCGTTTATAAGACGTGACACATACAGAGAAGATACGAATATTCCAGCGGTTAGTGGAAGTACATATGGCACATATTCACCAACATTTTCACAACCAACAAAACCAAGAAATAAGCATCAAGTTATCACTAACATGAATGCGCCGTATCATAACTGGAATTTTCATTTAAGTTATGTTTATGCCCATGATGCTAATTTTAACATATCATATACTCTTAGTGGGTCTACAGCATTTAATAATGATAAAGTAACACACATACAATTTAGTGCTGGTAGTGGAATACCTTGTAGAGTTGAGGAATCAGCAACAAATTATAAATTAACAACACCAGTACCTCATGGAATTGGTGAAGATGAATTTGTTATAATATCATCAATCTCAAGTATTAGTGGTATTACTTATTCCGTATCTAGTTTAGGTGATGATAAGTATGATTCTGAAAAATATGTTATAAATTTAAACAAACAACAGTTTAGTGGTACTACCAT